GAGCCAGTGATAAACTGAGGAGATATAATCAGATGCTTTAGTAATTTTCGAAGCTACCCAACCTTCTAACCCTGACATCTGGCTTATCATTTCTTTTAATTTCGGAGCATACTCTGCAAGCTTATGAAGTTCAGCAGATGCCATTTCTATTTCACTTGGGTCATTTTCACCTCCGTAGCCCTTATGTTTATTGTGCTCTTCTCCATGTGATTCTTGTGCGTCGTGATCTATTTCTGCACCGGGCATATCCATAGTTATCATTACCGGCTTACCGCCTAACATATTAGAAGGTGTAAGCGCCATACCACCTACTCCACTATAGGCTTCAGCTAACATTTTTAAATCTTTTCGTTTGGACATATTATTATTTATACTATACCTAGTATCTTCTTGATTCTTTCTTTATCTGTTTGATTAACAATTTCAGGTACAAAAAAATCTAAAGAAGAAGGATCCTTACTCATAATTTTTTCTCTTGTCGCTGTACCTCTTACGCCTTCACCGCTTAAGGGTACATCTATTATCTGTACATTGGGATACTTTTCAGGATTTTTACGAAACGAATTATATCTTGCACTATCCTCAGGCCCAGCCCCAACAATAATATTTAAATTAGGATTGGTTAAGGCGTAATCATAAGTAGAATTTAGAGGTGTTACTGGGCTTTTATATATCTCAATAGGCTTATACAAATAAGGAGCGTATATACTCCATATTTGATATGCCATTTCTTGATCTATTCCATCACGAGGGCTTTTACCGATAAAAACAATGCCTTTATCTGCTGTCTTCAATAGCTTATTTAATGCTTCAAAATGACCTTTTGTTGGTGGTTTAAATCCGCCTGGAAAAATAGCCACAGTTTCTCTGTTCTGCTCAAAATATAATTTAAAGTTTATCATATGCGCCCTTTATTTTTGTGAAAGGTAGGAGATATTACCTTAAACGTAAACACCTCGTTTGGTTGTGAAATTTTTATAACTAGTCCCTCATAATCACCCAGTTTACCTGCTAATTTACCTAGTTTACGTAATATTTTTGTATGCATTCTGCGCTGATAGGGTAATAGAACTCTTACTAAGTGTGATCTTAGTGCTTTTTTAGCTGCTTGATCATCTTTTTTTCTCGATGTACTGTAGAGAACTTCTTCAAAATTTGGATTCTGTGATTTGAAAATTCTAATTTCCTGATTTGCATTATCAGTTTCATATTTTAAATCTATAGGCTCAAAGACATTAATATTTAAAGGTATAAATTTTACACTATCATTTGATAGGTCTGTTAAGCTCACTGTAATAGCTTCAACTAATTCAGGTGAAAGGTCTTGGCCGCTATAATCTGTTACTGTAATAAGCGGGAAGGTAGACCAAGATCCTAACTTATCTCTCTCGTAATTTGTTGCTACAAAATACACTACACCTGGTACCATTTCACGTGATAGTGCAAAGGGTGAATAAAGCCATTCTGCTTGTACTCTTATACCATTTAGCTTAAGATCCTTTTTGTATCTTAAGAGTGTTTTATAGACTAACTTTTTAATTTTTAAAAAATTACCTTCAAATGCCTTTCTAGTAGGTTCGTGTTTTATTTTACCTTTAAAGTCACCATTAACAACAGGCCCTGAGTAACTACCCTGTAAGAAGAATTTATCTTCTGGAGTAATTCCGAACTTAACAGACATACCATCAGCTTTTTCTGATACACTTGAATTTCCAGGCTGTATAATACCGTTGGATTGTTCTAATGCATCAAGAAGTTTGGTAAAGTTTTCAAAATCCATTGAATACTGATTGGGCTTATACTCTGAATATAAGTGCTGCACTCCTACTCTTTTACCTGTTGGATCTACGCTCTCCTTTACAACCTCGCTATTACTAAAAATGTCTATACCCTCCCTATTAATAGTCTGTCTAGCTTCATCAAGAAGGGACATTACTATATTAATATCTTTATATTTTTTAATTAAAAATGTTATTATGGATTTTATATTGAATAAATTTTTTGTACGTGCGTTAGTATCACCTAACAAGATTTGAGCTACTCTATCAGTGTTTGTATTTTCTATAGTACTACCTGTTTGCCGGTCGGTGATACCCTTCAAACCGCTCCATCTTAAATTAAGATTTTTTGCTAGGTTGGATAAAACTATACTTCTATATGCGCCCTTTAAAGGAAAAGGCTCGTCGTTTGCTAATACAAATTTCGCAAAGCTAATATCAGGTACTAACATAAAATCAGTCTGCACATATTCTCCATCTTTATTATATATGGGTGTTCTAAAATGAACACTTATACCTGATTTTGCAATATAGTCTTTAGGGTTTAAATTTCGCTCCATACACCAGTTAGCAAGAATATCATATAGCTGAACCTTTGATATTTTAAGTTCGTTAATAGCTATATCTAAATCGCCTGATGATTCTCTCTTACCGGTACTACCTAATAAATTTTTCATTAAGTTAATACCTACTATATTAGATAAAAAATCGACAGTAGGTTTAATATCGGATAAATCTATACGCTGTGTGGGATGCTGCTTAAAAACATTACCACCCTCGAGAAGTAAATTAAAATATTGTCTAAAATTTATCATATTAAGATGATATGTTTGCTTGCTTTGTCTATAAAATGCACTCTATTTTTTGAGTCTAGTTAGGCCTTATTTAGTTTATTTTTTAGATCTGCATCCTTCTTAGCTTGTTTTAATATCTTTTGAATAGTTTCCTTAATAGCTTCAGGATCAGTATTATGTAAGCTATTAATAACTGGCTCGAGTATCATAAGCTCATCTTCCGTTGGTGAATGCTTTAACGCTTTAATAATTAAACTTTTATATAACGGGAAAATTTCTGCAAGATTAAGATTGAGGGTATCTCTATCTTCAGTAGTCTCAGCATCAAGATCGTCGCTTACAGGTAAATCCGTAGCATCATTAGAAATAGAATCATTTTGCGGTTGCTCTATAAAGAGCATATAATTTTTAAGCAGGTTCAAGGTTTTTGATTCTATTTTTAAAGTAGGATCCATGTCTATAATCTTTAAGATTTTTGAAATTACTTGCGCAGGTGCAGCAGTCTCCATACTCTCAATTTCTTTTATTTTAGCCGCTATACGACTCCTCATCGACTCACTCTTAAAAGACTTAGGATTAAAAATAAAAGCATTCGTAAGAATTTTAAGTATATACTTTTTATTTTCACTCACCTCATCCTTTGGGTTGGTAGGTTGAGCTGGAAAATTTGTACTAGCAGGTTGTTGATCTACTCCCATATTACCTGGTACGGGTGTTTGTTCGAGTAATTTAAACAACTTATTAAAAATTTGATTTGTTTTTTTCATATAACATTTATTTTTCTCGCTGAAATTTGTTGTTTACTTGCTCTTATTGCATCTTTGAGGGAGTTGGTTACATCACGATATACCCCAATTCCATCTGCTGCAGCACGTTCACGCTCTTTTACAGCGCCTTTTGCTTGTTGATAAACAGAGCCAAATATTTTAGCTCCGACCCCACCTATACCAGTTGTCGCTTTTGCAGCAAGATTTTCTACTCCCCTATCGAGATTGTGAGTCATATCCTCAGTATCTTCCTCGGTATTTTTAGCTTCTACCTTTACATCTTTTAGCTGTAGAGTAATAATATTTTCATTTATCTTAATAGCCAATTCATCCGGCTCGTTAAGCGATACGACATTTATTGAACTGATATTATCGAGTAATTTTGCAAGCATGTCAATCATTTCTGCTCGCACAGAACGCTCTTCATCTGGCATATTATTCTCAACAATCTTAAGAAATTCCTTCATATTTATATTTATCTAAATAATGTCATTTTATTAGCAGCTTGTTTTAAATAAGCATTAACCAAATAATTGAATCCGTGTTTTTTAAGATATCTTAAAAAGTTTTTATAGAAATTTAAGCTTTTTTCTGGCTTATTAAGCTCCATTCTCTGTATGAGATTATCGATTATTTTAAGATGTAACTGGCAATATTTATCTCTATCAATATACAGCAACGAATTATGAGGTATTTTCTTTTTGAACTCACATAATTCTATAACGGCATTATGAAATATAAGTTTTTTGAAATCAGTATTGTCAAAGTCTATAGGTATTTTTAAAGCTACTGCTGATGTAAGAGATTTTTGATGTGCACTATTTAACACTTCATTAAGACAAATAGCGCTTTGGTTTTGACACTCTGAGATTAATGATTCCGTTGTAATAGTCATTTCGTAATAGTACCTCCTCTTCAAATTGAATTTTAGCTTCACTATATGCTAGTGCAAATTTAGAGTCACAAATCTCCAGTATTTCAAAGTTAAAGTTTTCTTTACCATACTTTACTATATCTTCATTAAGCTCACGCGAAGAAGATGTATATACTCTCCAGTCTGTCTCAATTATCTCATGCCTTTTATTTTTTTTGCCCTTTAAAGGGCGTCTCTTAAGGACTGATTGGCATTGTTTTTTACCTATATACTTTTTATTGGTAGTTAAGCAGGTTATTTTGTATATAAAACCATAAGGTATATTACCTTCTTCAATTATAAGACTAGTACTCCAGTGCCCTAAATCCATTATTTTTTAAATTTATTTCTTTTTTTGCGTTTTTTGCGCTTTAATTTACCCGCTCTTGTATATACCGCACCACCTTTTGGTATTCTAGCATCACCGGGTGCATAAAAATCAGAGCCAGATGTACTATTCGGTGAAAATCCTCCACTGCTACCACCTAAAGCTTCACCAGCAGTCATATTTTCATAAAAATATTGTTTAAATGTTACAGTTGATTTCACTTCAATAAGTATTTATAATAATTCTGTGGAATTGCTAAAAAGATACAAAGAAGAAATTGGAGCTGACTTAATAATTACTGATTTTAATATTAAAGATATACAATTAAAGCTACCTTCACGTAAACATTTTTGGGCTGCGCGACTAATTGATGCAAAAATAACACTACAATCTTTACATAAAAAAAAGAAAAACCTCAAAAAAACGCTAGTAACAAAGATTATAGCTGAAGCTCCTGTTAAATTAACACAACAAACAGCAGAAATTGCCGCTGAATCTACTGATGAACTAACACAAATAACAGATTCTATAAAAGAATACGAGTTTATCGTAGAGTATCTTGAGAAAATAGAAAAGATTATGGCAGGAGTGGGATATGACATAAAAAATATTATCGAGATACAAAAGTTAGAGCAGTTATGATTACTTTTGACTATATTAAAACAAATCGTAAGCTAGTTATTAAGTGCGACGATAGTAATATTTACGAAAACTTACGCGAGTACTTTAGCGTGGAAGATAAAAACGCATCCTTTATACAAAGAAGGTTTAATTCAAGAAGAATTAAGCTACCAACGCGTAAATACGCTATTACTCCTACTGGTCTTTGTGATTTAGGTTTGTTTTGGGAAATAAAAAAGTACTTAATAGCTAATCAAATTACAGATTCTGTAACATACACCGAAAAATTTAAAGATTCAATTAATTGCGGGTCAACAAATGCAATTTTTAAAGACTTTGCTCTTAAATTACGTGACTATCAAGAGGAAGTTATTGAAAAAGCCATAAAAAACGGATGGGGTACATGTGTTCTGGGTACCGGAGCAGGTAAAACCTTAACAACGGCGGCCTTAATTGAGAATTTCTATAGAAATTCACCTAATCCTACTACTTTCAAATGTATTATGATAGTACCAGACCTTGGACTAGTACAACAGACATATGATGAGTTTATTTCCAGTGGTATT